CACATCAACAAAACAAAACAGACAAATTAAGTAGTCTCAAGGATACTTTTAGCGGAAGCAAATGTACCTTTAACAAGTACCGGAACATCGTTAGCTGAGATGAACTGAACCAATCTCTGCTCGATTCTCACGGTCTTCAAGTTATCGATGAAGTCATCACCTGACTCTCCGATAGCAACCTGCAAACCGCTTCTCAATCTAACGTTGATCACAGAAAGGTCGCCACCTACGAAATCAGCAGCAGTTCCAGTCAATGCGTTAGTTGGGATGATTCTTACACCCCAAGCGTTGATTCCGCCTTGAGCATCGAAAGTCACACCAGCAGGAAGGATGTACTGCTTGTCAGCATCTTTCTCAGATAGCATCAAGTGATACTGTCCAGTCTCAACAAAGATACCGTTTACAGAACCGTTAGCTGCTCTAACTTGAGCGATAATTCCGTGAATTACATCCCAGTTAGTAGCAGACTCAACACCACCAGCCATTGATCCACCTGTGAAAGTGGTAGACTTACCAAGCAATCCTTGAAGCTGTGGAGAAGAACCGTTACCTGTGAACAACTGATTCTCAATTACAGTCTCAACTCGCTTAACACCATTCTGCTGAATGTAAGAAGCAAGGTATGCAGCGTCCTCAAGAAGTTCCATTGTCACTTTCATGTGAACACCGATCTTCTCTACTTTTGCTCTCTGCTCTTTGTACTGAACATCCAACGCAGTCTTCTCGATACCTTCTGCGATGAATACTGGAGTACCTTCCTGATCGTATTCTTCAACCCATACAGCGTACTGAGTACCGATAGCACCAACAGACACGTTAGATAGGTAAGTAAGAAGTCTTTGTCTGATTGGAGATACAACCCCTGTAAACTCAGAGATAGTTACCTGACCAGAAGAAGCTACGTTAGAGATAGTAGAAGCCAAAGAGATAGCACCTACGGTCTTCTCATTGATTTCGAAAGTCAAAGGTGCTTTCAATCTAGCGTTTGGATCAGACTTCAAGCGAGCGATTTCTTTCTGGATTGGCTCGTAAGCCTTAATGAATGCAGAGCGGAAGTCTTCAGATTTTACTTCTTTCTCTACTGCACTTTTTTGCATAGCGATGTCCAAAGCGTCAAGTTGCTTCTGCATTTCTTGTGCCTCTGACTTGGTTAGGACATTGTCCAATGATTTTAGCAATGTTTCAGCCTTTTCGAAGGCTTCGTTTGCCTTTGCTTCTGCGTTGATAGCCTTTGATTTGATGGCCTCACCTGCTTCAGCGATTACAGCCTTTACGGCATCGATGGTTAGATTTTCCATGTTTCTAATGATTGTTTTAAGTCGGTTAAAGTGATTATTTCCACATTGTCGGCTTTTTGCTCATTAGAAGTGGTCTGTGCCGGCTTCAGAACTGCAAGAAGTGATTTAAGTTGGTTTTCTAATTTTTCTAATGTTTCATCGGTAGCGTTGGAGTTTCTGATAAATTTCTCCATGCTTCCTAAGTATTCTAAAGCATCATCCATGCTTTTAAACCAAGTATTTCCAGCTTCAGGGTTAGCACCTAAGAAAGTTACAGATGAGCCTTCATAAAGCATTACTTCCTTGATTCTGTTTGATTTGGTTACTTGGTCATATTGTTCTTTGATTGTTCGGAAACCTATGCTCGCCTGATTGATTAGATCACTCTTTAGCATTTCTACAAAGTCATTGCCCAAAGAGTGAGTTCCTATCTTTGCTTCAAAGTAAAGCCCTCTTTCATCTTCAGTCAATTTGGTAATCTTTCCGATTGCCTTGGTCTTGTCGTGATCAAGAAGATATTTGATCAGTTGCTTTCCTTCAGGCCCACGCTCTTGGATTGTCTTGGTAAATGCACCTCTTTCGATCACATCTCCATCCAAATCCAAATTGCCGAATACAGCGAAATATCCTGCTACCGATCTTCTTTCGGTGTCAACATCTCTTAGCTGTTCATTATATCCTTTGATTAACATTGGCTTATTCGTTTAAGCAAATATATAGAAAAAAAATATTTTGCAAATTTTAGAAGGATTCAGGATAATTTCTCGTTGCATACCTTTCGGATACATACACCACCGTACAAGAGCAATTCACGGTATTAACAGCACCTCCAGCAATATCACCAGGTATATCCATTTGAACAGTTCCTTGCTTGCCGTTTGAGAAAGTGAATTTTAAATCCTTCCTAATCGGTTTACCTTGTGCTAAAACGTGTTCTATTCGTGGCTCTCTTGAGCCCCCATGTATCCAAATTTTGTACAGTATAGCCCCAGTTTCATTAGCCCAATCTTGAGCAGACTTTTCCTTGCCCACATTGTTTGCCCTTGTACTTTCAGTCCTAGCGATAGCCCTAGCCCTTTTTACATCAGGTATCTCTTGCAATAGCAGTTCCTGAGTCTGGAAAGGGTTTAAACCTTGTTCGATGGCTTGACCTAAGATTAGCTTGACCTGCTTTAATGTGTTATCGTTAACAAGAGAAATCAATTCGCCTAAATTGTCAAGCACCCAAGACTTGATCCATTCCCTCCAAGTATTCAGAAAGAAATCAGAAGGGATGAAAGCTTTTTCTCTGACTCTAATTCTATCCCATTCCTTTGTAGCAGCATCTACAAATACAGTCTGATAAAACTTAATATAAGCCTCTTGCATAGGTACAATCGAAGGATTAGGTACTGCCTGAGCCTTTAAAGCCTCGGTAAATACCTGAATGCCGAATCTTTCGTATCTCCTAAGATCGGCCTGATTCTGCCTCCTTATCCTTGAAAGGTTGAGTTTAGCCATTGAAGTCTACAAAGTCAGTAGCACCTCCACCCATAGCCTCAGAGGATGGGATTAGGTTTTGAGGTATCCAATGAATATCCATTGCAGGGTCTTCACTTGCATCCCAGTTCAATAGTGATCTGACCTCGTTCCCTGTGTAATATGGAGATTTGCCGTAAGTATCAAGGATGATCTGAACATCAGGTTGCAATTCGGAATAGGAGGAAATATCAAAGTCAATCACATAATCTTGACCGTATGACTTCTTAATCCAATCAGTCATCTTTTCCTCGATCATTTGAAGCTGTGGCATAAGCACATCAGTCACCAAAGACTTCTGAGCGTGTTCAAGATTGGCATGAGTAGCGTTAGGTGAGAAGATAACAGGATTGATCCCCCATAGACCGCAAAAGGTCTGCAAGTCCATTTGTTGGGAGTTAATGATGTCCATTGCAACAGGAGAAAGTCCAATAGCATCGTAACGCAAAGGAATAGAAGATGCAACAATCTTATTGATATTCTTATTGCCATTGATCCTTTCATCTATCCTTTCATCCATCTTAGCCCTTTGTTCAGGGTTAGGCCAAAACTCAGGATTTGGAATGTTAGGCGAAATGATACCCTTTGCACCACCGTTCTGGAAGGTCTTTTGCTTCGCCTCTACTGATTCATTATTAGCTTGCAAAGTCTTTAATCCTGCCAATAGTGGGGGCATACCCCTAAGCTGTGCTCCGTTCAAATCCCATGTTAGATTGGTATTTTTTAGGTGCAAGACCTGATTAGCAGGAATCTCAATGTTCTGATCTCCAATAATCAATTTATAACCCTTAACAGGCTGAAATAGGTTTCCAGCTACTAACTCAACGTAATTGGATGGCAAAACATACATCTCTTGAATTTTGCCCTTATTCAGGCCATTCTCAGGCATAAATCCGTAAATGAATGCCTCTCCTGAAGTGTTGTACCAAGTGAAAATGTTATCCAATAACTCAGACCATGTTTGATATGGGTTAGGCTTCTTAACCAGCATTTGCACTGGATCAGATGCACCAACCTCATTCAGTTCCTTTTTCTTAAAAACGTTTGAATTAGCCCTATTTAAGTCCTTTGTCGAATACTTAGCCGTTCGGTATCTCTTGGCTACTCCTGTTTCTCGATATACGTTTACAGGGCATTGCTTGCCCTTCTCAGCAATCTTCCGAATGATTGAATATACATAGGCATTTCCTTTGTACCCCTGATCTATGAAGGTCTGTTGGTTGGAATCGTACCATACCACCATTGTATTGGCTGTGAACTGACCGTAAAGAATCTGATTGAGTAGGTTAGTTTCCATGCCTTTAGGGGCTTGTACTATCCGTGGTGCAAGGTATTGTTGGATTGCCTTAAATATCATCGGAGCATATTCGTTTTAGCAAATATACTATTTATTAAGATTTTCCAACTTTGCAAGCCCTGCAAACCAAATTATTAGCATCACTGCCCTAGCTAGCCAATGCCATTGAAATACATTGACTGAACCGCATACAAAGGCTACCATTGCAAAGGCGAATATCAGCCAAATCAAAGTGATTAAAATGTCTTGTTTTGTCATATTGAGAAAGTGAAATCGTTTTTCTTCTTAAGTTCCATCATTGCCAAGTATCGCATGGCATCAATGGCGTGGTTGAAGTCATCAATTGGAGCGTTCAACTGCTTACCTGTCTTGTCTCTATCCCATGTATAAGACCTTAATTCCTTGATCAAGTTAGTACTTTCCTTTGTGACTAATATCTTATACTCTTGAAGGATAGATAAGCCAAATTTAATCGAATCTTGCCCTTTTAAAA